GGCTTCTTGGTACACGTCATCTCCCATGCACATCATCGGCTGGGCGGGGATGCTAAGCTCTCTGCACACTCGAAGGTGCAAGAGGACCTGCTGGATGCAGTTGTCGGAAAGTGTATTAAAACACCCCGACTTCTGCACCCCAGGTCGCTTCTGTCGCATCATCCACCCATACGAATTGATGAACACAGGATGAGCATACAGCTGCTCGTAGCGCCACAGAACCAACTCCCACCAAAGGGGATGCTCCTCGACGTTTCGACAGAGCATCTTCCTAAGGTCGCGAGTCAGCTCTATGAGCCACGGCCTCACTGTCCAATCCCACCCGGACTTGTCCGTGGCCATCCAACCCTTAAGGGGTATATATCTATACCCCCCACTGGTCGGCGACCACCCTGACTTGGAAGGCACCAATGGCCAGACTTCAGTCATGCAATCATTGCACTCTCCGTGCAACATCGCATCAATGATTTGATCAACGACTGAAACAGCTGAGATCAACCGATAACGATGCTCTTCAAGTTTCTTGAGCTTGTGAGGCTCAGGCTTGACGAACAACCGTATCGGATCAGAATCTCGCTCCCTCAGACGTGTCTGAACCATCTGCCAAACAAGTTCACCTCTCACGGGGTCAACTTGCCCCAGCAAGTCTGGCCTAAACATATCACGATTGGTTGGATAACTTCTCATATATGGATAGCCAGGACTGCTGGTCCAGTCCAAGTTGGCGATCACCCTGTCGAAGTGAGACCTCTGCATGAAGTCATCTGGAAGACTCCAGGTGGCTTCCCTGAATGCAAAGTACCCCCTCCTCAGGATAGATCGGCGTTCAGTCTCAGTTGGAGCGTCGTCGCGAATGCCCTCCCTCAGTTTAACGTGGTAAACTAGGGACTTCATTTCCGCGGCACCGCCGAACTGGGGCCAGCCGTAGGCTGCTGCTGGGCCTTCAAGGACCGCTGCAAATCGCGGAGGGACCCTGCCATTTCGGACAGGATTTCCTCCAGCGAAGGGGAGCGGCTTCTCG